TATCAAGTGTTTTGACGTTTTTCCGATCTTTACTTTCGCTCTTCGGTCTCCGTCCCAGAAATGTCAGCAGTTCATGGTTCATCCGATTTGCGCGTATCGCTATTTTCATTCTTGCGATCCGTGCACGCAGACAAATTTTTGGAGTGCTTAAAAATGAGATTGATAAGCTTGTTAAAGATTTCTCCGTTAAGTGTAATCAACTTTATGTCGACGCACTTTCGAAGATTGTGGATAAGTATCGTGAAGCCCCTAACCTACCGACCCATGTCGTTCGTATGGCGTTTCGTGATGCGGTTTTACCATTGGTTCAAACAACTAATCCGACGCACACCCACCCCGACTGCGCTGCCTGGCGGTCGTCGTGCATGGTGTTTGCCCGTATCCTTGGACATGTCCTTGGCTTTAAACCCTATTCTTATCAAGGGTCTACTGCTGATGTTCGGGATGGTGTTGATTATTGCCGTGATTATCGCTGGGACAAAGACACCCTTGTCCCCGCTGTTCCTAGTAATATCACAGGAACTCATTTGGTTGTCATTGTTGACGTGGATTATTATCTCGATCTTGAGAGATTTCTAATGTCAAATGACCAGCCTGTGTTGCTCTATTCATTTCAACCCGTGTCGTTAGCCTGTGCCAGCGGCGAATTTTCATTCAGTTTTAATTCGAATGATGAAGTTACCTACCGTGTTAGTGGTGGGCAGCTTTACCAGCATCAAGTCTGGAATTTTGCCGTTGACACATTCACCGTATCTCATTTTACCCTTGCCGGTTGGATGACGAAAGTGTACCAAGTTGAGCGTCGTGCAGCTAACGCTCATCATGAGTATATATTTTTGATTCCTATTGGTAAGTGGACCGGTGTTATGGCTAGTTTGGCAGCTAGTTTAAAGCATGCTAAACTTGAACGCTTACATGTTAACAGAGGAGTATTTAACATGTTGGACGTTCAGACGGACACAGGTTTAACTCGCTGTTTAGCCCGAGTTGATGAGTTTAATGTAGCAAAGGTGCCGATTGATATTTTCAATGCAATTGAGAGTAATGTGCGTAACTCTCAAGTTAGAACCGGTGTTGCTTCAATTCAAGGTTGGTTGGATAAGGATCGTGCGGCAGCTTCTGTGCTGCATGATTATTTTTGTGCCAAATATGGTCCAACTAAACCACCTGTTGTCTATCCAGCAATTAATGGTGTTAAGAAATACCAATTCATCAAAGGTTTCCATGAACTTGATGTCTTAGCAAAATCAGTGATGGTTTCATACATGTCACCGGTTTTGCCTAACACCTATGCACCAGCTCGTACTTTCAGTAATGAGGTTGCAGCAGTGAAGGGTCGTGTGCTTGACCCTGCTGATGATAGCAAGTCTTTGATGAAGAAGCCTTCACGATTTTTGATGCAGATGATTGATGAGTTTGTTGACCATTTGGTCCCTGAAGACCAACGACACAAAGGTGTGCCTTGCACCATTGAGGAAGTTTATCTGAAACAGAATCGGCCCTCTCAACGTCAGTTGTTGAATCAAGCTGAGGCCGACCCTGAAGATGATGAACCTGTCGTTAAGACGTTCCTCAAAGCCGAACCATATCAGAAGCCTTCGGACCCACGTGTCATTTCACAGATCAATACGGTTGACAAGCGTGAGTATTCAAGATATACTTACCCATTTTCAGCTTTTATCTCTTCGTCTTGTAAGTGGTACTCGTTTGGTAAGACACCTAAGCAGATAGCCGAATCAGTCGCTAATATTTGCAAGCATGCAATCATGTTTGTGAATTGTGCTGACTGTGTTCGCCAGGATGGCCATGTATCTGAAATTGCTCGGTTGCTTGAGCATGCTATCATGGCTGCCTGGACCTCCCCTGAGTTTCATGCCGATTTATTTCGTGCAATGGAGGCGCAGTATAAATGCAAGGCTGTTACACCGAACGGTTTTAAATATCTCTTGGAATTTCAACGTGCTAGTGGTTCCCCTGAGACAGCCATATTTAACTCGATTTTGACAAAATTTTGTGATTACATGGCGCGGCGTATGATGAACTTGTTGCCTAAGCCGTCATATGAAGCCCCTGGAGAATTTGGTGGTGATGATTCAATTACCGCTGATGTTGATGACGCTGAACTCTCTGAAGCTGGTGCCCTTGTTGGCCAGCGGATTGAGAGCGTGGTGTTCCATCGGAATGAACCCGGAGTTAATTACCTGTCTAGGTTTTATGGACAGGCCGTTTGGTATGGTGATGAATCGTCAACCTGTGATCTGCCTCGTGCTTTGGGCAAGTTACATGTTACACCCAGTTTGACTGGTTTTACACCACTTCAGAAACTACAACAAAAGTTGATTGGTCTCTGTCGTACAGACGGTAATACACCGATTCTTTCTGATATCATATCAGCTGCTCTGCGTGTTGGTGTTGATTTGTCGTTGCAGCCCTCTAAGCAGTTAACTGGCTGGTGGGCTCATTATGAGGTCGGTGAAAACTGGCCGAATGAAGTGCAAAACGATGAAAGTGAATACCTTGACCGCATGCTTGGTGATTGTGATGTGCAGCCTCTCAAACTCTATCTGTCTGAGTGCAAGTGCCCTGAGGATTTATTGACTATGCCAATTGTCAAGTCTTATGAATTTGAGACATTCCCCGAGGTTAAGCAGACAGTAGTGATTGATGATGACGTGGTTTTAGAACCGGTCGTCCCACCTAAAGATTCAACAAAACCAGTTGTCGCCCCAGCAGCTGATAAGCCTGTATGCTGGGATTTCGTTGATAGAAAATGCACTTATGGAAAGAAGTGCAAGTTTGAACACGTGCCCGTGTGCAAACAGTTTATCGACGGGACTTGCGCTCGGAAAAATTGTAAATTCAAGCACGCAGTCCGTAATGGGCCGCGTGCTACTTGATGACCCATTGCCATGTTTTCACCCTTCACACTTCGTTTCCTCCTCTTTGTATTACTATTCATCGCTCGTGTCAACCACCGCTATTCCTCTTCCACTCTTTCTTCTTACACCATTAGTTCATTAAATGGTCAACGTTTCAGCTACACTTGCCCCTCTGGTTGCTGCTGTCCAAGACACCCAGAGCCGCAAGAAAGCAAAACCGAAGAAAAAGCGTCACAACAAGAAGAAGAAAAGCAAGCGACAGTCCAGACGAACACAGTTGATCGTGTCCAGACAAATTCGGTTAGCGAATCCTGGGATCGCCGAGTTCGAGCGCGCTTACATTGATACCTTGAATGACCCCTTTGAGTACCCAGGGGTTCATCTCGGTTTTGGGTGCCTTGTACCCACAGTGTTGGCTTTTGCTTATGCTCGGGGATCCTTCGCTGCAAATGCAGATGGTTCATTTATCGTTGGTGCTCAACCTGCCCTCGGTACTTCAGGTAACTTTACTGGTGGCAGTAACTCCGGAGCAACTGCGGCAGTCACATACGGTTATGGAGCATCTGCAAATGCAACCAACTTGTCCTCATTCAATTATGCGCGTGTAGTCTCAGGTGGATTGCGTGTTCGTGTTGGTCAAGCATTGACCGCTGCCCCCGGCATGATGGTGGGTTTTGCTGCTTCAACGGCACCCTCAACAACATTGTCGTCATCAAATACACCTACTCAGTGTATCAATTTACCACAAGCTGAGATAGCGTGGGGCAGTGAGACTATGCAAGTCCTTTGGCGACCACGTGATTCTGGTGATTTTGACTTTGGCCCGTTGGGTACAACACCTAACGCGTCTGGTGAAATGTATGTCTCAGGGACTGGATTTCCTGCGTCAGTTACTGTATTTTATGAAGCTGTATTTCATATCGAGTGTTTCACTACGTTTCTTGCTGGTACCGTTGACCAAGGCAATCTAGACTCTGGTGTTGCGGGAGGTTTCGACACTCTGCAAGCCTTGGCCAAGATTGTTAAGAGATACGGTGCCCCTGTTGTGGCGTCCACAATACAACAGGCTTTTGGACTCAATTCCAAATTTGGCAAACAGACTCGTACTGGTAGCGCTCGACCTGGTTTCATGACTCTTGATGCATTGGACGTAATGTGATTGTGACCTGACTGTTCTGTTCGCGGGGAGCGCCATCCGCCGCTGTATTATTGCCAAATGTAAAAAGCAATGAAAGGACTAGCTTGATTAGTCCCGTTGCCCCAAAAAACAAATAAAAAT